CTTTTTGCTATCTTTTTAAAAAAAGAGCCAATAACCATTTTTGCGATCTTTTTTTAAAAAAGATCAGTATATAGATGCCCATCTCAGATGAGGACTTATTTGAGGGTGTACAGATTCCAAAACAATCTGTACAGTCACCAAAAACTACAGTTAAGCAGGTCATCGTAGAAGCCAAGCTAACAGAAGATCAACTAAAAGCCAGAGAAGGCACCTATTTTAGTGAGAAAGATGTTGATACTATTTATGATACCGATGTAGACATCTATGCAAAAGATCCTGAGGCACCTGGTGGTAAGAAACTCTTGGCAAAACTTCGTAAAAATGTTATCCCACACGATATTTTGAAAGTGGCCTGGAAGAATTTCTACAATGCCGCGTCAGCATCAAGAAATCGCGGCGCCGCGGCTGGTCCAATTGACTTGAAAAGTGCATACTGGAAGAAACGTAAACCAACCGAAATTTCCGGTCATTCAGCCCGCTATATGGAAAATGGTAAGAAAAGTAAGATGCGCGTCAACAATAATGTTTTTAGCAGTGTCTTGGGATATTTTGAAAAAACACCTTTTATGAAACTTCCTTGCCGTCTGACCTCATATACTCAGAAATACTTTGAGCAGTACAAGGCAGGTATCCCTTACATTGAGGAGATTGATCAGCTGTTTAAAAAACTAGTCCCCGATCGGTATGAGCCCCAATATAAACAGGCTCATGCAAACCCTGCATTTCAGATTGCTAATACTGCCTTCTCCTCAGTAACAATGAATCGCAATTTCCGCACAGGCTTACATATGGATGCTGGTGATATGCGCAAAGGATTCGGCAATCTATCAGTGATTGAGCGTGGCAAGTATCACGGTGGATTTACACTTTTTCCAAGATATAAAGTCGGGTTTGATCTGAGAACTGGCGATTTCTTGGCAATGGATGTTCACGAGTGGCACTGCAATACTGAGATGAGAGAGACTGATGAGGATAAAGCATTTAATAAGAAGTTACCAGTAGTCTATCTTAATAATACGGATACAGGTACACAGGGAGTTGATAAGCCATATAGCAGACTTTCTTTTGTTTGTTATTTACGAGAGAAATTAATTGACTGCAAGGCGAGTGAGTCTAACCCATATTATAAACGTATTGGCTATGATCCTAAGAAACAGACTCTTAGAAAACACGGTTCTAAGGCTGGTGAAGATAAAGATGAAAAAGAAAAGAGAAAAACAAGAAAGAAGAAGTCGTGGTTAATGTAGATGAACCAAGATCGCGCAAAAGCGGCCGAGGCGGCTTTAAAAAATGTTGAAACTCTAAAGAAAACATTAGTAAAATCAAATTCAAGTAAGGCAAAAACTGTAGTTAATACAGTTCCAACAAAGATACAGGCATCTGGACTTCCTGAGCCTGTTGCAGGCACTGGATTTGTTCAATATATAATGTATTTTATTGGTGGGATCTTGGTCTTAGGACTTATATTAATGATTGTAGATAGATGGTTTTTTCCTATATTTAAAAGAGCTCCAGGAGCTCCTGGTTATATAAGCTTACCCGGCACTGATATGTCGGATAGTTTCTGGACTGATTTAAAAACAATAAATAATGTGAGTATTAATGCCCCACCCCCACCTACTGATTCAACCTTACCACCTCCAAATCCTGCCCCACTTTACTCAACTGTCTTAGCATCCCAATCAACATATACTATAACTTTGGATGTGTTGATAAATGATGAAAAACCACAGGATCTGGGCATAAATGCAGCAACTAATAATATTTTGCGAACATTTTTCTTTTTGGGAACTACCTTAGAAAATGATAGTCGCAAGGTTACATTTACTATGGATAATACTAAGAATAGGATTCATGTAAATGTGTTTAATTCAGAAAGATTAATACAGTCGTGTATAATTGATAACGTGCCAATACACGTTCCATTTAGAGTTGGCTTTATAAAAACATCTTATGCAATGGAGGCATACTTAAATGGATTACTTGTGCAAACAATACAATTAAAAGGTAACCAGGTTGATCCTCAAATGGGTGATACTATATTTGCACCTCAAAATATAACTTCACCTCCATCTATAGAAAGAAATACACAAAAAGCTGCAGTGGCAAATGCACAAGCTAATGTTGCTACAGCTACAACTGCTGCAGAAACCGCCGCCACTGCAGCAATTGCAGCAGTAGGAACTGCAAATGCTGCATCAACTGCTGCAGCCAATGTTACAGCACAGAACACTTTGAAAACTGCTAGGCAAACATTAGCCACTGCACAACAGGCTTTAACAACCGCAAGTACATCAGATAAAATATTATCAACTGGTATTCAAGTAATGAACTTGAGATTATTCCCCTATGCAGTGATGCCTAGTGAGATGCAAGCACGTATGAGTGATTTGACTGACATAACAATTTTTAATCCTAAAAATGTTCCTAGTTCTACACTTAATTCTGTAAGTACATGGTGGAAAACATTATTGGGACTGTAATTTAGACTAATCTTTACTATTTATTTTATTATAAAAATAAAGTAAATAGTAAGAGCTAATAGATGCGCATATATTGGTTCCTAGCAGCAATTGTAATTCTAACATATTGTGTTTATACTGGTGTTAGTATGTATACATTACCAAGTCCTCCTAATAGACTGGGTGCTGAAAAAATATCACTATCAACCATCAGACAAGTGGGAACAAACGTAGACTTAATTAATAATTGGAATACTCAATCAGGATCAACACTATTTTTTTATATTTCACCAAGTATTAATGACCGAACATCAGTATCGGGTAATGAATATGCTACGGCAGTAAATATTGGTAACTCACAAATTCTAAAAATTTTAATTGCACCCGACGCAGGTCGCTCACAAATGATGGCTCCAGCTGTTTTAGAAGTTAATATAAATGGTCAAGACAATCCTGATGTGATAGACATAAATATGATACAACTTCAATCATGGAATTGTGTTGCTATTGTTAAACAGGGCCGTTTATTTAATATTTATGTAAATGGTATTCTATCTGTAAGTCATACCTGTACGGCAATGCCCACCTACGATTCTACCCAACCATTAAGAGTTGGAGATCGTAGATTAGGAGGTACTGTAGCACTTATTAGTCTAGCACCCTATGCAATGCAAGTAAATGATGTACAAAATATGATGAAAGATACTAATGATACAGATAATAAACCTTATCTATCAACTGACCTGCCTTCTCTTCCAGAATTTTCATTAGATAGTATTAATAAGTTATTTTCCACGATTATGTGCCCCGGTGGTAATTGTAGTTCATCTAATAAAATGCCACCTCCAATGTATCAATGGACAAGCAACTACGCATAAATTAAATATTAATAGCTAGTATTAGAATTAAATGGATAGTGGAGGCATGGTTTTTAAAGTTGCAGTATTTGCCTTGATAGGCCTCGCTTTATATTACTTTTATAAGTGGTTAAATGGCAGTGGCGAGTTAACTGACGTGGTTATTTACACAAACACCGTCGATGGTTTACCTGCTTATACTAACACAGGACCTACTCGTTTTTCATCTGCAAACAGTGATATTCCAATGTTACTTGAGGGGGGTGAATACTCTTTTAGCACATGGGTTTATATAAGTAATTGGACACAAAATACGGGACAAAATAAACCATTTTTTACTTTAAGTGGTGGTGGTGGAACTTTTTACACAACTATAATGTACTTGGGTCAAAATATTCCTAAACTGGGTATTCGTACAAGTGCAGTTGATGGTAGCAACCCTCCAAGAGGTGTAAGACTTACTCTCACTGGTACAACTCCTGAGGTCAATAAGATTAGACCTGAAAGTGGTGTTAGTTCAAATGATTACACTGATGGAAGTGAAAATTTCAAAGTATGCGATATTGAATCTATTGACTTACAACGCTGGGTGAACATTACGGTTGTTCTCAGTGGTCGTACTCAGGACGTCTATATTGATGGTAAGATGTCCCGTAGCTGCGTACTTCCTGGTATGTTCTTGGTAGATGGTGACCAACCTACTATTCAACTTGGAGGGACGTATGGATTTGGTGGTTTAATTGGAACGACCAAGGCTGCAAACTTTGCCTATTCTCCGGATCAGGTGTACAAGATTTACCAAAATGGTCCATTAGACACTTCTATCTGGACAAAGATTAAGAGCTACTTTGATCCTAGTCAGTATTCATTTAGTATTAAGAAGAATGGAACTAATATTGTATCTGGAAGCACAGCCTAATGATGCATTAATCAATAAAAACAATAGCGTGTCTATTAATACACTATTGTTTTTAAACTTTTTGCTAACCTTTTTCTAAAAACTGCTTGTAGTAAGAGAATGCAAGCACTAGGAGTAAATTCATCTTCTAGCTCTGGATCAGATCCAATCAGAGAAGTCCTTGTAGGTCTAGCAATCGTTGTGCTATTTTATGTGGGTTTAGGAATGGCTGAGTATTTGTATAAGACATTTAATTCTATGTGGCGAAAGCGTGTAGAGTTATTCCCTGACACATATACTGCTGGTACAAAGATGTTTACTGCATTACAGGATCCTTCTAATCCTAAGTCTCAAACCATATATTTTTCAGATAATGAACGCTCCGGCATAGAGTTCAGTTACGCTATGTTTATTAATATCAATAGTACAACATTTGCAAATGGTGATGAAAAATTATATCACATCATGCACAAGGGTTACAGTAAACCATATCCTTTACTTGGACCTGGTATCTTCTGCTGGGGTAATAAGAATTGCCTTCGCATCTATATGAATTCTTATGATTCTTGGAATAATTTCACTGAGGTGGATAATATCCCGGTTGACAAGTGGTTTCACTTGGTTGTATCTTGTAAACGAAATGTTATTTATGTCTATATTAATGGAAGTTTAAAACAAAAGTTAAATCTTTCAAATTCAACCCCTCCCTACCAGAATTATGGTAATGTCTACTTATTCAGCACTAGAAAACTAACTATAGCAAAAACAAGTGTAGTTTCATTGAAATCTGATCCTAAATTTGCAGATGGTCCTAGTACTCAATCATCTTTATCTTTTAATGGTACTGCAATGGGTATGGCAAGTTCAGTCTATTATTTCAGTTATGCT